TAAAGCATATATTAGGTTTATGTGGTGAACCGCATATTAATATAATTACACTTTTATTTTCTACACCTTTTATTAGTTATATAATATATAAATTTTATAGATGAAAGAATACCAATTACAAAAAGCTGTCTGTAAGTATTTAGACTTACAAGGGTATTTATATTGTTCTACAATGGGTGGGCAATACCAAAAATACCACAGCCAAAGAAACAAAGCTAAAGCGACAGGTTATAAAAAAGGAATACCTGATATTATTATTTATGAACCAATTAAAAAGCTTGATTCAGATGAATACTTTCACGGACTAGCAATTGAGTTAAAAGTTGGTTATAATAAACCTACACAGCACCAATGGTATTGGAATGAACAATTAAATAAACGTGGTTATATATCAGAAATATGCTATGACTTAGATACTGCTATTGCTGTTATAGAAACCTATATGAGTGGATATATAAAATGATAGAACTTAATAAATTGTATAATGAAGATTGTTTAGAAACAATGTTAAAGATTCCAAATAATTCTATTGACTTAATTGTTACAAGTCCGCCTTATAATAAAGGATATTGGTCAAGCAATAGAAACGTAAATAATGGTTTTAAAACTAAATCAAGAAGGATAGAGTATGACACTTTTATTGATTGTTTAAAACCAAAAGATTATATTGAAAATCAAAAAATAATTATTAAAGAATGTTTAAGAATTTTAAAACCTACAGGATCATTTTTTTATAATCATCAACCAATTCAAAAACTACATCAAGAAATTAATCCATTGTATGTGTATGATTTTCCTGTAAAACAAACTATAATTTGGAACAGAAAGAACACACCTAAATTAGATAAAAGTTATTTTTTTCCAATTATAGAGTATATATATTGGATTCAAAAAACGAAAAAAAGCAGAGTTAAGTTTGATAGAAAAAAATCATTATTTAATAAGTGCATTTGGGAGATTTCGCCAGACACTAAAAACAAATTTTCTGCACCATTTCCGATTGAAATTCCTTTAAATTGTATTCTGTCTTGCACAAATGAAAATGATATAGTATTTGACCCTTATATGGGTAGTGGAACGACAGCTATTGCTTGTTTAAAAACTAATAGAAACTTTATAGGTTCTGAAATAAGTAAAAAATTTTGTGAATTAATAAATAAAAAAATAAATGAAAAGAAAGCCGACATTTTTTAATACAAGAAAAGATAGACTATATTGGGATTATGTAGATACTAACAGCCTATTGTTTACAATTTTGTTTGATTCTGGTGCAGAGATGTCTTTTGTTTTACGAGATTTGAAAAAAAATGAT